TAATATCAATAGCATCTTCTAAACCTATTTGCCCTGACTGCAACGCCACTTGAATATTTTGCTCTAGCTTTTGTTGCTCTTCTTCGTCAGGCTCTAGTTCTAAGAATATACCAAACTCGTGTATACTTAGTTTATCTATTTCTTCTAGCGTAGCTATATTAAATTGATTTATACTACCCATCAAAGCCTCTTTAGTTAACGGGAAACTTAACGCATCCGCAGCTCGTAAACTTATATTTTCTGCAGCTCTAACTGTTAAATACATTAATGACTGTAGCACGTGTTTTGTGGCTGTGTTAGAATTAGCAGCTGCAAGTTTTTGTAAACCTACTAAAGCATCTTTACTTGGCTGGCTACCATCGCGAGCTTCGTTTAGCCCCGTCACGTCACGTATCATTTGTAAATAATATTGATACGTTTGTATTAACGATTGTATTTTAGCCATGCCATTAGAAGTCTGCAACTCTTGTATTGGTACTTGACCTCTATTAGGATCACCATCTTGAGTCATAGATCTACCTACAATGCTACCAGTTTGAAAATACATATTCAACGCCTCTTGAGGGTTATACGTAGTTCCATTGCCTAAATCAACTTCAGACAAGCCATCAACATCAACATATACACCGTCTGGTACCATACGTGATAATACTTGTTGTAACTTTAAATGTGTGATTTGAATCATATCAGCAAAGCCAGTAATACGGTTTACTAAAGAATCTATACGACCTTTATACATACGAGGCGCTGATATAGCATAATTCATATTAACCTTAGTAACATCACCGTAAGGTCTTGACATGTTTTCAGATAATCTCCAGTCAAGCATTGAGTTCATACCTAGAACTTTAGCTCCTGTGTATAAAACCTCTATACTTCTTGAAACTCTTTCGAAGTTATCGTTTGGCGGTGGATTAAATGTATCAGGTTTTTCTAATACCTTTTCTAAACCTTGATCAGTCTTTTTTATTTTAAATACTTGATCGTGATATGTTTTATATTCAAAAAATAATATTTGAACTTGATCTCTTTGATCTTGTCCCCACCAGTTAGTTGTATAGTTACTACTACCCGGATACTGTTGTATTTCTTCTAGCTGTGCATCGTCTAAATAAGGAAACAAACGTTTTACCTCAGATAAGCTCATGCTTTTTACTTCACCAACATAATATATGTCTTCAAAGTTAGGATCTTCTGTATAAGAATAAACAAGTGAAGCTGGATCTACGTGATCAACAGTAATACCTTCAGATAAATTAAAGCTAGTTTTTACAGCACCTATACCTAATACGGTAAGATCGTAAGCAACTCGCTTTTTAACTTCATCATATTTATTGTAATCTAATACATTAGATATTAATTCTTCTTCTGCTATTTCTACACTTTGCTTATAATTTAATTGCATGTAAAGATCTAGTTCGTTTTGATCTTTAGGTAGATTAGCTGGATCTGGGCTAGCATAAAAGTTTTTACCAAGTGCAGCGTTAAGAGTTTCAATGGTGTTTTTATTTTCCATGTCTCTAACAGCTGCCATAGCAAAGTCTGTTCTTTGTTTTATAGAGTACGGATCTTGTGCGAAAGATTTTAACTCATAACCTTTATCAGTCATACCATTAACTACAATATCTACAAACTTAGATAATATAGGTACTGGTTTCCAGTCAAGATTTAAATAAGACAAATCACCATTAATAGCTAACTCATCTTTATATTTTTGTATAGACTGCTCACCTCTGGCGTATAATTTTAATCTGTTAAAATTTTGAAAGTTAGCTGTAAACCTTTCTAGTCCACCTCTATTACTTCTAAACCATTCATTTTCAACAGCGTTACCGACTTGTAGTCCATAGTCATAAGAACTCTTAACCTCTTCAGGTACCACCTGATCTGGAAATGAACTATTGTAGTTAGTATAAACCATTTATTTATGTTATTATTTTTGAATTAATTCCTTGGTTATTATATCTTTTAAAACCAAGAGGCACTACGTTTATTTGTTTTTCGGCAACAGGTCTATATTTGTTTCTGTTGCAAGCCATTATTGCTAAACCAGAGCTAATCGAAGCGTCGTGTTTAGTTCTACTGTTTATATTAAACGTAGCCCAATCTTCTAATGTTTCTTGAAAGTACATATTACCGTATGAATCATTTATAATACCTACGTGGTTTTCTATATAATATTCTATAGCGGCAGCGTGAGCTTGTTTAATATCTTCGCTTGAGTTAGGTATTCCACCTATTTCTTTTTCAGACGTTGATAACTTATGATAAACTTTATCAGGTCTGTTCATTGAAAACTGTCTATAACCTCTACGTTTTAAATAATACAATAATCGAGGTTTATTGTTTTCTGCAAGTATAGGCATACCATAAAATACTAATGCCATTAAAACATCTTCAAAAAATATTTCAGCTGTTTGTGGTCTTGCTATATATTCTAAAAAAAACATATTAGGCGGAGCATCTTCCATGCTAAACTTTGTTAATCCATGTAAAGATCCTTTAGAACCTCTACCGTCAACAGTACCTGATATGTCGTAACTATCACACCCAAACGCGCCTATGTGCTCGTTACCTGGGTATTTAACGTTGTTTTTTAATATAACTTTATTCTGCAAATGCAGAGGCGGCACCCATGATAATAAAAATCTACCGCTGTTGTTTGGAGTAAACGTTACTATAGAATCTTTTATACCGTTGCTCCACTGAAAACTACCTCTAGTTAAAACACCAGAGTATTTTAAATCTTCATTGTAATCTATTTGCTCGTATATTTTTGCTAGGTTAAATAAAGATTCTTTTGCTTCGTCTCTAAACGCGTGTTTTTCTGTGCGAGGAAACTGTCTATAATATTCGTTTAAAGAGTCTTGATCGTTCTTTAAACCTTCAACTTCGTTTTCCCAATACTCTATTACACCTACTTCAATTTCAGATCCGTCAATACCTTTGATCGGCGTTTCCGGCGTTTCGAAAACAGGTAATCCATAAGTATCAATGTATCCTTCGTAGTTCCATTCCATAGGTATGAACAAACTATATAGTCCTGAGCTAGTCTGTCCATTGCGGTTTCTTTTGGTAACATCTGATTCATAATAAAGTTTTTTAAAGTTTTCGCCACCTTTATCTAGTGAGTTTGATGTTGAACCCATCATACACTTACCTACGATTCTAGACCCTAGTCTAAGTGTTGTTTTTGTTACACGCCAGTTATTTAAAATATTATCCGGACGCTCCCACTTACCTGATTCATCGTGGGCAAGGAGCTTAAGTTTTTCACCGTCATATGAGTTGTCACCTGTGTTTTTCCAGTCGATCGTTGTATCAAGTCCTTCGATTTCTTCTGTTTCAATACCTTGATCAAGTTTTCTTCTTGTAAGTTTTGATGCTGGTACTCTGTACGCAAGTTCTGTTTTCGGTCTATCCATACCATCTTGTATGGGTTTGAAAAAGAACGGGTAGTTAACTGATATGGGTACAACTTTATCGGTGAACATTTTTTTTGCGTCTGCACCTGACTTTGATAGTATTCCAAAACGTGAGTCGGAAGATATAGTCGCTTGATTAACAAGTTCTCCTGATGCCATAAAGGAAAAACCAGACCGTCTATTTTTGAGGTAGCACATACCATAACATCGCTGGTCTGCTTTACATGCTTCCCAGAAGATAAAGAAAAGCCTATTTGATTCTCTATAATCTGCGGCTCCAACATCAATTTTACTCCACTGCAGGTACATGTAATGAGAGCCAGTAACATAAGTAGGATTACCTTTGTTGTAAAACCAAAAACCTTTATCACGTCTTTCAAACTCTTGGTCGATAAAATCATACCACTGCTCTTTAAAATATTCTGGCTTTTGATTAAATTCAAAAACGCTTTTTATTCTATCTAACTCTTTAGGATAATCAAGTTTTTGCCAAAACTGATCTTCTTTTTTATTAGATCTTTTGTAACTATTTTCTACATCAGGTAAAGCTATTTTAAGATTTTGTATTTCTATAACTTCACCTATTTTACCGGTTTTACTTATAACTACTACGTCATGTTCTTTGTTGTAGCCATAATCCCATTTTTTATACCTATTGTTTTTCTTTATTACACTAGGTTTTATGTGATCAGTTAATGTATTTACAAGCGTTTGTTGATAACTCATTTTGATCTACCTTCAGCAAAGCCCTTAAACGACTGAGCTTTTGATTCTTTTTTGTTAGAGTCTAACATAGATCTTTCTTCTTCTATCCTGTTTAATATTTCAAACGCATCAAATATAGCTAGCTTTTTAGTTGCCGCAGCGTTTTTTAAACGATCAGCTGACACATCATCTTCAGTGTTAGTGATAATTTTTTCCTCAGCAACTTTAATAAGCTCGTCAACTGCTTTCTGTCCAGCTCGGATTATATTCTGTTTCGTGTCCTTGACGCTCATACTTAATAACTATATCATTTGATTTCATACAATACAAGAGTTGTTTATCTATAACAAACTCAAACTCACTTAAAGGTTTAAACCCTACGTAGTCCTCTGGGTTAATCTGGATAGCTTCTAACGAACTATTACCATATTTTAGTATACCACGTAAGGTTTTAAGTTTATCACCTCTTATATTTTGTTTTTCTAAAACAGGTTTTACAAAACAATAATCACTATTAGCATGCCACTTGTCGTCTTTGTGGTACATGTATATTTGATCATCGGTTGCAAAATACATATTATCTTTAAAATACTTAGAGCTATTTTTTTCTTTGCCACGTATATCGTACCAACGTCTAAATAAATTAAAGTGAACTATAACTTTATCACCTTTTTTAATAGGTGTTTCGTAAGCAGCTGGGACTTCAACAACTTCTGCTAATCTATTAACAAAGTTGTGATCTTCAATACCAGCGTTTACTATTAATATTTTGTCATCAATATTTATTTCATTGTTGTATCTTTCACCTATAGGCTTAACAATGAATTGAAAAATACTTTTCATTAATATTCTAAGTCATACTCAACAGATATAGCCATGTTAGAATTAAACTTCTTCCATGGCAATACCTCGTTGTTTTTCTTAATATGTATGTTATAAGAATTATCAGACTCTTCAAAAATAATATAAGATATAACGTGACCGCCATAAACCTCTTGACCAACAGAATAATGCATAGCATCATTCTTATAGTCAGAACCTATACTGATTTTTCTTATAACGCTAGACATTAATCTTGTTTTTCTTCTTGCTCAATAGCAGTATATTCACCTGTGCCAATATCAATATTTACAGCACCATATTCTTTTTCTAACTCAGGTTTAAATTCTTCAACTTCTTTTAACACACCTGCATACTCGTGAAGCAATTGGTGTTTTTCGTTTTCAATAAAACCAATTTGCCTTAGCAGCTGTGTGATTTTATTTTGTTGATCTTGAATTTTCTCCAAGTGTTCTTGTGAAATTTTATTAGATTTACTTTCCATTTGTTTTACTTTACTCATTTGATTTAATTTAATTAATTAATATATTACTTATTGTCACTTGATTTTTTACTCTTTTCCCACGTACGACCCACAAAATAAGCACCATACACTGTTATTAATAGTGATTGGAATATAGGTATGTAAGCTTCGTCAACTTGAAAGCCACCAATGTTGCCATCAAAAAACGCCAACGCTGTAAATATAACAGTAAGATATATCAACACTAGCGGCCTTATGTTTTTAGATAAAAATGAATCTGATTGCATATCAAGTTTCCAGCGCTCAGTAATTTGAGTCTGCGCATCTTGATCTGCTTTTTCTAACAACTCTTGAATCTTTTGTTTAGCAGCTAATCTTTCCTCGTCTGTAGTTGTAAGTTTATCGATTACATTACCTACGTCTTTAATTAAACCGCCAGTTAAAAGACTTAAAAGTTTTTTCATTATCTATTCTGATTAAATCTCTCCATGACCTGCGATCTGTAATTTTGTGTACTTGGTCCTGCATATAATGGTTTTATATCTTGATGTCCAGAAGCTTTACCTTTCTTTTTATGTCTTTTACTTTTGTAAGTAGGCATTTGAGTTGCTAAAAGCTCTTCTTGGCTGTAAGGTGTAAACACTTGATAAGACTCTCTGGCTGGCGTAATTTCGTTTAAAGCTCTGTTTATAGTCTTGTCTAAAGTATATCTTTGGTCACTTGTTAAATTTTCACCATACGATTCTTTAATATAATCTAAAGCTTGTTGAGGCGTATAAGCACCGCTACCTACTAAAGCCGCATATTGACCAGCCGCGTTGTACGCTGCACTAGTTTGTTGTGCCTGTTTACTTCCTTGGCTTGTAAATGGTAAGCTACTCATGTAATCTTGAGCAAATTGATTACCCATTTTAACAGCATCTATATCAACTAAATCTTTAATACCTTGCTGAATTTGAGCTTGATTGTATTCATAATCTTGCTGTAGAGCTTGTTGTTGACTAATACTGGTATCGCTAATAGCTCTTTTTTGCGTGTCAATACTAGTTTCACTACCACCACCTTGTCTTAATTCGTTAAGAGCTACAAGTCTATTTTCTTCTGTTTGCTTAGCCGCTTCATCAGCTCGTTTTTGGTTTATTTCTAAAAACCTTTTATCTTGAGCCCTTTGCTGTTCTTTAGTTAACGCATTGTAAGCGTCCTTAGCGGCTTGAGACGTATCCACTTGCATTAAGTCAGGAGTAACTACATCATAAACTAACTCATCGCTAGATGGTGCTGTTTGACTTATAGTTGTTTGACGTTGAGATATAGTAGGTATGTCACTAGCGCTACTATGAGGGTGAACATGCGGTTCTGTCCCTGACTGAGAAGCTGAATGAGCAAATGGGTGTTTGCCACCTACAACTCTTTTAACGTTTTGATTTCTTAACTTAAATGCCATATCTTATTATTTATAACCACACCCTTTTTTAGTCATAGGGTGATTCATATTTATTGCGTGGTCTCCATATTTTTTCATTGGATGCCCCATGTTTATAGGTCCTGTTTCTGCTTCTCCGTATTTAGATAAACAATGTTTAGACATAAAGGTTCCTTTTTTAGACAAAGGCCCTACATTTCCTTTTTTAGATTGTGTGTCTGGATTAGTGCTTGGCATAATTTTAATTTTTAAGTTATTCTTTCTGCAAATTTATTTGCATAATCTTCCCATGGTAGTTTATCGCTACCCTCTTTCATATTTTTCCTTGAATATGTTTTTCCTTTGTAGTATACGTTGTTGTCATCGTAGTTCAATGCACCGCTTTTAATTTGCTGCATGTGGCCTAACTCGTGAGCTAATACTTCTTTGTATTGTATAGGATCTTTAACGTCCTTGCTCATTAGTATACTACCATTGTTTAAGGCTTTACCTAATACTCCTTCTTCTAAATCTACGTGATATAAAGGCGTGTTGTCTACTGCGTAGGGTGGATTATTAAGTTTAAAAGCCATTATTTATTGTTATAAGGAAACATTTCGTTTAGTCTATCTCTTCTAGCGCCACATCCACATGGTATATTTAAACCATCAGAAACCTTGTCTACAATTGTTTTGACTCCAGTTGCTGTTGTGAATTTTTCTATCGTGTCGCCTAAACCTCTTGATTTCATAATTATTTTTTGTACTTTGGATTTCTGGTTCGCTGACCTGGTCTTCTGTAAAAACCGCCAGCCAAACCAGCTTCTTTATAAATTTCGTTATGCGCGTCGATTTGATTTTGAGTATAATTAGCAGCGTTAAATCTTTCTATTGCTGGATTAGCTATGTCTGGATTTCGAGAACGCATTGCGTTTATATCAGACGTAACACCTGGTGTTAGATCTCTTGGAACAAAATCAGCTTGAAAGTCCGCTGGAACTGGATTACCAAATTCATCTAAAACAGGAGTGCCAGTATTGTTAAGTGGTGAATGATGTTTCTTATCATACTTCATATCACCAGCTAACTTTGAAATATGCTTTTCATCATTAGTCATTTGCTTATTACTACCGCCATGTTTAGCATCATATTTAATATCTCTTTTTAGATAATCAATATGAGCAGCGTCATCTCTTTCAGATGCTTTATAATTTCCTCTAGTTACAGGTGTACGTGAGTGTCTTGCGTTGCCAGTATACTGACCGTAGTGTCCTTTTTCCATAATTACCATTTTACTTTGTCAGCCCAGTAAGCAGCAGACATTTTACCTTTTTTAATATTTTTCGCATGACGGGCTTTAAAACTAGCGCGGCGTGCCTTTGATTTTGAATCTTGCTTTTTACCGGCAGTACTTACGCCTTGCTGACCAAACCTAATTATTTTTTCTTTACCACCTTCACAAGCTTTTACAATATGTGATTTAGTCTTGTGACCTGGTGTTTTTCTAGGTTTGTTACATTTTAAGGTTTCTTTGTTTACCTTGCTAGCCATTTTATTTTCCTTCAGCTTTCATTGTTATAGGTCCAGCTTTATACACAGGCATATCCTTAGATACTTCCATACCTGTAATACCTGAGCTACTACCTTTTCCTTTTGGAAAACCAGTTAAATCTAATGGTCCGTCCCATACTGCGTTTTCACCTACAGCTCCGTGTTTTAGTGGTTGCTTTGCCATATCTATTAATTAAATGTGTTTCTTAAAAAATTACCAACTCTAGTTCCACCACCTCTTTCTTGTTTCCTAGCATCTCTTCGTGCTATTCTAGCGGCTGTATTTCTAGTTCTTTCTTGCAGTCTAAGGCTTTGTGGTGTTTCACCTACTAAGCTAGTATCAGTGCTAACGTCAGTAGTCGAGTCTGTGCTTGCTGTTGTGTCGTCAGAACCTTGTGCTATTTGGTTTCCATAGTTTTGGAAAATTTGTGCCATGTCCATTTGTGCGTGGGCAGTAGGCTCTAATCTATTATACTGTCTATTGAATGTAGGTGTAGACCCGTAGTTTAAAGGATCACCTTCAGACGTTTCAGTATAACCCATTTTTTTCTGAACATTAGTAGGCAATTTATTTATACCTTCTTTTGGATCTTCAGGTAGTCTTTTATTTAATGCGTGCTTTTCTAGCTTAGCTAAACCAGGTTGCATATTCATTACATGCTGGCGTTGTTGTTGTGTTCCAAACACCTGATCAGCCACACCTAATGCAGTAGGACTCATTCTAGTCATTGCGCCAGAATAAGGATCTTGCATAGCATTTACGTCCATTTGTCTAGGTCCTCCAAATACAGCATTCATACCTACTTGACCAGTGTTACCAACAAATGGTAGTCCATCTTTTTTATACATAACTATCTTTGTTTATCTTTGTTTACGTTATTTATAGAAGTAATAAGAACTTTGTCCATGTATGTTTTACCTTTCATTATCTTATTTCTTCGTTCACTAGTAGGTATATCCTCTTCTCCTAGCATTATTCTATATACTCTTTGTATAAGCTGTTTGCATTTAAAAGAAACTTTGTATATGTTATACTTTTGTGTTGTTCTGTTTCTTTCTCTCCACACAACTATCCAGCCTTCTTTTAAAAGTCTATTCCATCTTCTATTGTCCCAGCTGTAAGAATAACTGCCATCTTCAAAATCTTTTTTAGTAAAAAGATCTATGCAGTCTAAATATATTAAAAGCTCTAAGTCAGCGTCGTTTAAATTATTATTACGACATGCCCACTTACGTATAATACGATAGTGCTTTAATATATTTAACCGCTTAATGTCACTAGCCTCTATTCTCATAACAACACAACAACATCTTGTAATTTTATAACTGTATATTGTTCGTTGTTAATTTCTATTTTGTGACCACTATGTCTGTCATAATATATAGCATCACCTTGCTTTATAACCTCTATTTGATCACTAACAGAAACTACATTAGCTTCTGTATATCTTATATCTTCTCTGTCTTTAACTGACAGTACTAAACCACCTTCTGTTTTTTTATTAGATACTGGTTTAGGTTTTACGATTATATTATTGCCCACTGCCTTCATTAATTCTAAGATTATTGATTACACAATCAGTTGACAATATTGTTGTAGCTACAGACGCTGCGTTTAGCAAAGCGCTTTTAGTTACAAGCAGAGGATCTATAATACCAGACTTAATCATATTTACCATATTTCCTGTAACCACATTTAATCCTCTGCCTTTAACTTTAGGTAGCTCGTACTCAACTATACCAGCGTTTTCTAATATAGTTTTAAATGGAGCTTTAATTGCTTCTAGCAAAACCTCTTCGCCTTTTGACTTTGGTTTTATAAAGCTAGATGCGTTTAAAAGAGCTATACCACCGCCAGGTACTATACCATCTTTTATTGCAGCTTTTGTAGCACAGATAGCATCTTCAACCCTATCTTTCTTTTCTTTTAATTCTACTTCAGAGTTAGCACCTACTTTTACAATTGCTACTTTAGCTGATAGCATTGCTAATCTTTTTTCGTATTTATTTTTAGTAGCAGCTGATGAGGCGTTTTTGATTTTATCTTTTATATCCTCTATTAAATCGTCTAGTTCACTAGAAGATTTATCTACTTGTAAAATTGTTTCTGTTTGGTTAGAAACAGATTTAACACACTCGCCTAAATGTTCCGGCTGTATTAAATCCATATCATCGCCTAAGTCTTCATTTATAACAGTAGCACCAGTAAGCATTGATAGATCTTGTAGAACTTCTTTCTTACTTACACCATATATAGGCGCGTCTATTATATTTACTTTTATATTGCCTTTTAGCTTATTCATAGCTAAGGCATTTAAAACTTGTTGCTCAGCATCACCAATTATAAGTAGTGATCTGTTGTTTTTAATAACATACTCTAACACATTTTGTATCTTACGTATGTTTGGTATTAAAGACTCTACAATTAAAACTAAAGGGTTTTCTAGCTCAGCTGTACCTTTTAGTTTGTCAGTTATAAACGAATCGTTTTTAAAACCTTTATAGTATTGAACACCATCAACTACTTCGCAAAAAGTTTCTGGTTGATCATTTACCTCCATCATAACAACACCTGTATTATCAACAGCTCTAAAAGCATCTGCAATAATACCACCTATTTGTTTATCATTGTTAGCTGATATGGTAGCTACTTGATCAATCATTTCACCCACTACAGGTGTACTATTTTTTTCTAAATAACTTATAACTTTATCAACACCAGAGTTAATACCTTCTTTAAGTTCTCTAGTGTTAACGTCTTTTTTATAAGAGTTTTTTAAGAGTGCGTGTGCTAGCACTGTAGCTGTTGTCGTTCCATCGCCAGCTTCTTGCACAGTTTGCCTAGCCGCTTGTTTTAAAAGCGTCGCACCCATGTTTTCTACAGGATCTAATAGTATAATGCTATCAGCCACTGTAACTCCATCTTTTGTTATAACGGGTTGGCCCGCACCGTCCTCTAGTATAACACACTTGCCGCTAGCTCCTAATGTGGAGCTAACAGCTTTAGTGAGATTTTCTATACCTTTAAATACTTTGTCTTTAGCGTCAATGCCAAAGTTTAAGTTCTTAACTATTGCGTCAGACATATTTGATTTAATTAAATTATATTTATTTTTTACTCAAAGGTTTTAACTACCTTAGGTCCTTTTACAAAGTCAAGCTTTTTAGTGTAATGATCGATGCTACCATCAATAGCAGCTTCGGCACCGTCAAGTGTTTCTCTGCGAGTTACATCTTGCCACTTACCCTCTTGATCTTTGTATTCGGTTTGAAAATATCCATTTGGTAGTTGCACTATTCGCCAGTTTTTCTTTTCAGCAACGTGCTTCCAAAATTCGATTTGGTCTTCGGATATTTGTGGTTGACTATTCCACGTATGAGTCCTGTAATATAGTGTCATTGGTTTTGGTTTTATGTTAGTTTATTTGGTTGCTCTAACCCGAGCAGGGTATACTTTATATATCACTTATTTTTGGTGATTTTTACCATGGCACGTCTTTAAGCTCTGTAGTAGGTGTTTGCTTTTCTAAAATAATGTTATCTAAAGTGTTTTTAAACTTTTCTAAATCTACAGCAGATTCCACCCAATCTTCAACTTGACTTTGAGTTAGATCTTCAAATGGTATAAAATTTTCTGGATCTGGTGAGGGTATGTTAGCTACGCCAGACGTAGTAGAAGTAAACTCCTCATCTTGTGTTGTTGCGGTATACTTCCAGTGCACCACGTAAACCACATCACTGAGACCGTTGTCTAAAACTTTTACATCAAGTTTTACTATATTTAATTTATATGTGTTTGCCATTTTAGTTATTTTCTAACGCTTGTATTCTTTCTGTTAGTGATTCTATAATATCTTGCTGTTCTTGTATTGCTTTGATAAGCATAGTAGTTAAAGCACCTTGGTTAATTGATTTAATTCCGTGTTCGCTATCATCAGTCTCTACTAAATCTGAGCTTACAGCCTCTGCTTCTTGGGCTATTAGACCTTTACAATTTTTATTCTGAGGGTGGTCTTCCATTGTTCTACCTAAAAGATCTTCATCTGTTTTCCAATCAAATGTAACTGTTCTTAATTGAACTAACTCAGATAAACCTAAAGTATTATCTTGTATATTTTCTTTTAGTCTTTCATCAGATGTAGTTGTACCGCCTGTAAATCTACCTGTTCCTGTTACATCTAACGGATAAGCAGGAACATCTTTCGCTATACCAACTCTAGCGGTTCCGGTAGTAGTAGCTAAAACATTAAGCGCTGTAAATCTAGCGCTGTCGCTTGTACCATTACCTACCGCAAATCTATGACCTTGCGTATAAGTATTTACATTAAAATTATTCCATCTTCCAACTATAAATTGAGTGTCAGACTCCGCTGTGCCATAAGCAGTTCCTGACGTTGCACCATTTGTTGGCGTGATAAGAGAAAAACCTATAGTAGCAGAAGCAGACCCATCACTGGTCCTATTATATCTACCTACACAAATACTATCACTTGCTAGTACAGTGTTAAAATTACCCTGAACTATATTTCTATCTGCAGCAGACGCTGCTGTGGCTGTGCCAATAAAACCAAATCCAATGTTATTATTGGAACCACTTACAATATTTAAATCACCACTTGTGTTAGCTATTCCTGAGTATCCTATTTCATTAAGTGTACCTCCAAGTATATTTAATGATGATGGTGGTCCAGCGCTTGAATGAATATTGTTGTCGTACCCACACATAAAGTTACCATAAGCAAGATTAGGTGTGGATGTATTATAAGCACCTATAGCAAAATCTAACTCGCCTCCCGCTCCATTTGCTTCACCAAAAGCTGTTGCTTTATGACCAGACGCTACGGTACCAGAGCCCATAGCAAAACTAACTAAGCCAGAAGCTGTAGAGTTATATCCAGCTGCAAAAGTGTAATGATTAGTAGCGTCGTTTAAAGTTCCTATTGATGTAGCCGTAGTACCTGGAGTTGTTCCATCGCCACCAGCGCACAAGCTATTAATTCCTGATGCTACACTATTACCGCCGATAGCAAAAGAACCTGCACCTGATGCAGTTGTATTAAATCCGCCTGAAAACGACTGTCTTCCTTGTGCTGTTGTATTTTCTCCAGTAGCAAAAGCTTCTAATGAGTTAGCCGTGTTATTTTGCCCGAACGCAGCAGCATATTGCCCTGAAGCAGATGAGTTACCTTGTTGTATTGAACCATCTGAGTTTACTCGCAATCGAGCAGTGCCAGAGCCTATAGCTCCTGTGTATAGTGTAAAATCTGTTTGATAATGAGGAGCTAAATTTCCTGTTGAATGAAGATTTATACCGAGAGTATGCGGATCTACTGTTAAAGTATGTGTGCCATCAGAGACTTGAAAGTTTTGATCAGAAATGGTGTTACCTGATGTTATTCTAAGTCTAGCCGTTGATGAACCTGCTCTATTGAGATTTAAATCTTGATTGTAGGATCTTACGACACCTGTGCCAGCTTGTATTTCTTTATTAAAATAAAATGCAGCTCTATCTGTATTAAAATGAGAGTATGTTGAATTTTGTGGCCCTACATCAACATACCCACTATTTGTTTGTAATCTAATAGAATTGCTGCTCCCTTCTGTTATTCTTGTGTTGGTATCGTTTATATATATATCGCCACCGTCTACTTCAAGGTCACCTGAAAAATATAATCTTCCGCTTCCAGATGTTATTCTAAAGTCAAAATCACCAGTGCCAGCATCAGCGTCATGGAAATCAATATATTTACCAACCTCCATTACACCATCGCTTCTTACGGCAACACCTTTACCCCACCAATCGCCGGTAGCACCTACATCTAAGTTTAATGTTGCTGAACCTTGTGTGGCTCCTCCGCTTAAATAATCACCCGCATTTACAGCTGTTATATCACCAGTAGCCCCGATAGCTAATCCAGTAATTCTACCATATGCATCTACTGTAATAGTATCTATTTTAGTATCGTCTGATGTATTACCATACGTACCAGCGCCAATACCACCAGTAGCCATATTTAAAGTAACGCTACCGCTTGTCCCTCCACCAGTTAAATTAGTACCAGCATTAACAGCAGTTATATCGCCAGTTGCACCAGTACTTACAGCAGTAACTCGTCCGTAAGCATCTACTGTTATTTGGTCAATTTTAGTATCGTTTGCTGTTGAGCCATACGTACCAGCGCCAATACCACCGGTATCCATGTTTATAGTTACTGTGTCGGTTGATCCAACTACTGTTGAGATATTAGTGCCTCCAGCAATGTCTACAGTATTCCCGTTAGATATGCTTTGGCTTGTACCACTATCTCCTGTTAAAGTAAATGAAGACATTGAACCACTACCAGTAGATCCAGTAGAAACAGATGTAACTCTACCGTAAGCATCTAATGTAATAGTATCTATTTTAGCAGAATCAGATGTAGATCCGTACGTGCCTGCTCCGGCTCCAGCTGGAGCTAAAGCGACGTTAGTCGTGTTAACTATTATACCAGTTCCTTGGCCTACTGTTAACTCTACAGTGCCAGATGTACCACCACCAGTTAAACCATTGCCAGCAGTAACACCTGTTATGTCACCTGTAAACGGCGTAGTCCAGGTAAACGCGCCAAGACCATCTGATGTTAATACTTGACCGCTTGTACCATTGCTAGATACATTTAATTCATTTGCACCTACTACATTTGCAGATATTGTAGTAGCTATACTTGTAGCGCTAGGTCCGCCAGTTACATCACCTGTTAATGTTATGTTTTGATTTCCAGTTAAATATCTACCATCTAAACTTACTGTAACAGCTGTAAGACCTTGTCTATTTAAAGTTAAAACACCCGTGCCTGTACCAAAAGATGCTGATGTAACATAATTGTTATTGTCAGCTGGTAAAGTTATCCAAGATGTCGAAGTACCAGTTGATGATAACACTTGACCAGAAGTACCAGCCCCATTTGAACCATCTTTAAAACTACCTGTTAATCTAAAATTACCATCAACATGAAGTTTTTCTGAAGCAGTGTTTGGGTATACAGCGCCAGTACCTATACCGACTTTTTCGTCATGTATACGCATAACTTTAACGCCATTGTCCGTAAACCAAAAGTCATTAAAGTTTGATCTAATAGCGCCCCAAGATCTGTTTGGATTTGATCCTCCAAGGTTATCACCTATGTAAAGAGTTTGAGCAGAAGCAGTACCATTAGGTCTTAGGTAACTATTATTTCTTGTAAAATATACACCTGATCCAAATAAGTCTATATACTTGTTACTAGAATCGTAAATCCTAACTTTTTCACTAACAGTGCCGTCTCCAACTTGTAATATTACACCAGAATCAGGGCTTGTAGTGGCTATACCTAATTGAGTTCCGGTGTCGTATATTAAAGAATCAGTTAAAGCACTAGTTGTATTCCATTTAGATATGTAGTTAGCTGTGCCGCCACCAGATACCGTAGCCGTAGGTAACGTAACTGTTTTAAGGTTATAATCAGTTAAGTGACCAGTAGAGTTTGTTGTTACGCTATCTATAGCTGTAAACGTACCACCGCTACCTGGTGTAGCTGATGATGTGTTTTGGTTTAATGTAACTGCACCTTGACTAACTGTAGCTGTACCAGCTGAATAACTAACGCCTATACCTGTTCCACCCGCGACATTGCCAATACCTACTGTACTAGCATCCGCAAGATCTATATTGTTCTGTACTGTAGTCCAGTTGGCTAAAGTTGTAGGCGCGTCGATCTGAGCTATTAATGAATCACCTGTTCTAACTTGCTCTGTAAAAAATGTACCATCAGCTGTCACTGTATACATCCAACCTTTTTTAATAGCTGAGCTTGGGTTTGAATCTAAGTCAGGTGTATTTGTCGCTGCATCATAACCACCTTGAAAGTTTACGGCTCCTGATGTAGAAGTTATGTCTACATAGTTTTTAGTTGCAGCATCTTGAGCGTTTGTAGGATCTGTTACATTGATTATCTTGTTAGAAGACATATCAAGCTCACCATTAATAGAGCTATCACCTGTAACGCTTATGCCAGTGTTAAATGTACCAGTTCCAGTTACATCTACACCACCTGTAGTAACTGTCAACCCTGTTCCAGCTGTAATTGTATTTGCTACACTTATACTAGACGCTAAATCAAAGCCTAATGATGTAGCGCTATTAAAAGTTATAGCTATATTGCCAGTAGCAACTAAACCTATATCATTAGTACTAGATGGGTTTGTACCAGTTAATCTAATTAGGTTAGGTGTACCTGATACAGCTGCAAAAGTATATGTTGTGTTATTATCCGGTGGGGTAGACCAAGTGTTATCGCCTCTTAAAAATGTAGTTACTGATGGCGATCCAGTTGCGTTTAGGTCTATAGACAAAGACTGACCTGAAGCAGCTGTAGATATAAACGTGCCACCTGTTACAGCAAACACTTGACTATCTAAGTCAACAGCACCTGTTCCATTTGTTCCAGAAAAATCTAAATCCGATGCAGTAACCAAAGCATCCACATAAGCTTTAGTAGCAGCATCAGTACTGTTTACAGGCGTAGCTAAACTAGTTATGCTGGTATTTTGTAAGTCAATACCGCTATTTACTGATACATCAAATAGAAAGTTTATCGCCATGTGTTAGATTATGTTACGTCTATTAGTAAAACTCTGTAATCGTCGTTAGGTATATTTCCTGTGAAAGTAATAACTAGATTTCCAATTGATCTTTTTATTAGCGGAGTCGCGTTGCTTCCGTTAGAATTAGTTACTACTTGAGCTATTATATTGTCTGCATTGCCTGAACTAGTAACTAAAGAACTAGTAACATCTATAATAAATTCTGTTGTGTTGAGTGTGGAATTATAATTTCTAGTAATATAAGCGACTGCATTAGTTAAATTAAAATGCGCTGAACTTCTAGGTGGATTATGCTTGTTACCTTCATGCCAAACAGTATGCTCACTAACTTCTGTGTAAGTTAAACCATTTATACCCGCTTTTACTTTTAATAACGTAGATGTTTCATCATTCTTTAAATAAGCTGACGTAGACGAATCTTCAAAGCCTACACTGGCTCTTTGATTACCCATCTGATTAAAAGTTATTTTTACATCGCCAGTAGAAAGCGTAGATCGTAAATGTATTTTTTCGTCGCTATCGTTATCTATACGCAAACCTCCTGTTGTAAGGTTTAATACATAATCTGCATATTGATTTGCTGATGGAGATGGTGCACCTATACCTACAGTTAGATTACCAGCTATCATTATACTATCTTCTAAAGATCCAGTGCTTGTCCATCTAGGTACACGAGCAGTGCTACCAGTACCAGTAATAGCTGTATTTTCTATCCACTCAGTAACAGCACCTGTAGAAGATAATAGATAACCTGCAGCACCTATACTGTTATTACCATCTGTAAGCGAACCTGAAAGTGTCAAGTTAGTTGCTATACTTACATCATCTTTTAAATCAATAGTAGCTGTGCCTGCAGAATAACTTACACTAATGTCTCCATTTGTAGCTTCATTTACATTACCAATACCTACAGTGGTCAATGTAGCTAAATCTACATTGTTCTGTACAGTTGTCCAGTCTGTAAGTGCAGAAGGATTATCTACTTCAGCGATAAGTAAATCACCTATTTCTACGTTTTCTGTAAAGAACGTTCCAGCTACAGTAACAGTGTATGTCCAACCTCTTTGTATAGAGTTTGGTGAAGTTGTAAGATCTGGTGTGTTTGTTGCTGCGTCATAAGAGCCTTGGTATATCAAACCACCAGCTGTAGCGTTATCTACATAATCTTTAGAAGCCGCATCAGTTGCAGCTACTGGTATTTGAGGTATTGTTACTTGACCAGCGAAACTTGATTGCCCTGTACCTAGTACACTTAATTCTTCTTTAACTCTTACGCCAGTACCACCTATATAAACTTCACCTGCAACAGTAGCGTTTGCATCAGTACCTATAGCTACAGTTTCTATTTGGTCTGCAATAGCGTTTTTACCTATAGCAATACTATCTGTAGCTATAGCTGCAATAGATACTCCTGATCCAATACCTATACCACCAACGCCTTGCGCAGTAATATCTTTACCAATAGCAACAGTAGGTTTAGCTGTATTAGCTATAACGGTATTGTCATTACCTATACTAACACTTGTGTTGGTACCGGTTATTTCAAATTTAGCTACAGGTGACGATGCTGAAGAAACTTCTTCTGATAAAAGTAAGCTACCTGTAGTAGGAAAAAGTCTAGCATAGTATACACTACCAGCTCCCAATAGCATATCACTATCAGTTGTAATACTTAAATCACCACCGGTTTTTTGTATTGTAGAGTTGTTTATATTTATATTATCCTGTGTTGTTTCACCTACAAAAACGCTTTGGCTTGCTTTAGCTGTACCTAAAACATTTAACTTGTAATTACTATCTCCTTGAACACCTACACCTAAAAACCCGTGCACATAACCATTACCTTGAGAAACAGTTAAATTACCAGTTTGTGCTGTTATATTTTGAGCGACACTTAAACTACCAAAACCATTTCCATTATCAAGAGTTACTAGCGTCCCTAAAACAGCGGTTCCGCTAGTAGCCGCCTGGTCTTGAAAAAACAAAGAGTTTGTTAGTTTATCAGACGTGCCGTAAATAGGTAAACGTCTAGCTGTACCGTTCATCAAGCCATCTAAGACGTAATCTTTTATAGCGTCAACAGTAAAGTTTTTAGTTTGATTTTTATTCTGCCTATCCGTTCCAAGAAGTATATCGTTTCCTAGTATAGGTGTTTTGTCTGGATAACTATAAATTATTGCCATATTTTAAGATATTGCTCCTGTTACTTTTACATAAATACGATTACCACTTGCGGGGCTTCCACTTGTACTTACACTTTCCGCATATTCTGATCCTGCGCTTATATTAATTCTTAAAGCGTTTGGCTGAGTGGTTGCCACAACTTCTGCAACAGGCCTATTGGTTAATGGATCGTTTGGCATAATGCTAGGATCTGTTATTTCAAATGTAGGCGCGGTTGTCCAAGTTCTACCAGAGCCTGCGTTTAATTTTATAAGATTACCCCACACAACACCAAGGTTGGCTCCATCTTTTGTTGCTTTCATAGTCACATATTTATTACTATATGTCTGATAGATATCGTACATTTGAGAGTTTGTTGATGGCACTATACCAGCAATAGTACTTGGGCTTGTTGGCGCGTCAGATGTAATGCTCCACATCTCTGCAGACTCAATATATATAGCGTTAGAAAGGCCAGTAACACCACTATAATCAAAGTAGACATAGTAAGTTTTACCTGCACTATCAGATACGTATATTGTATTAAGAGCCCTAAAACTTGTTATTGGCGAAGAATTAGATGGATTAATAAATTTACCATTAAAAGGTTTTGTAGTAACTAAAGAATTAATATTTACAACTGGAGAATTTATTGTCCAATTATCATTAAGTAAAGCTGGATAATCAGTACAGTTTGTAACTACACTTTGCGAAGATATTTTAGATGGATTACAAGGATAAATATCCATTACAGCGGCTTGAGTTATATAATCATGGTTTTTAATTCTTAATTTTCCATTATACAACTGAAAGTTTGTACTTGCTGCATCTACCCAAATTACATATTCTGTAGGTGTGTTATAATTTGTGCCCACCCCTGGCGAATTTGCCACATAGTATTGGCTAGATGGTCCCCAGCCAGTTCCACCTGTTCCTTGCTGAATTCCTTCAAAAACTTCTATAGCTGCTAATGTTGGGCCAGGGCAACTAGATGAACTTGCTATTGTTGCTTGAGGTGTACCAACTGTTTCTTGTTGAACTGTAGCTATTATATTAGTAAATCCAGAACCTGTAACCTCATATGTAGAACCTATTGTTAATTGGTTAGGTGAACTTGCTGTAAAGTTACTAGTGACACTTTGGTTAGGACATGGAACCATTGTGTATATAAAGTCGGTTGATGGGCAAACTATATTTGCCTGGGTGATTCTACCTGAGTTATACAAGTTGTTTCCAGATCCAGTTGTACCAGCTATTTGTTGAGATTCGTCATCGCTAATAGAAAATCTTACAAATCTAGTAGCGGTAGAAGCAAAATCTATACTAGCACCTTGACCAGGATTACTAGAATTAAACACCATATTGTTTACGTCCTCAAGACTACTACCACCTACTCTTGAAACATAACGTGTTGTAGTAAAACTATTTCCACAAGCGTCGTCAGATGTAGTGTAAAGCGATGTTGTTGAAACGCTTATTAAGTTTTTATTTGGGTCATTATGCCACGATGCTATTTCTCCACTAGCTATGTAAATTATATGATTATAACCATTCCAATAATAACCATCTGCTGGTTTTATGCTACCTGTCTCTGTGGTCCAAACATCAACGCTTGTATTAGGCGTTGGCGTGTTTTGAGAAAACCACATTGTAGTTGTTTGATCATTGTCTACATTACCGGCTGCAGCATTTGCCATGGAAATGCTATTATAGTTTATCCAAGTATATTCATATCTAGGAGCTACAGCACAAGCACCACCATCACTTACAGTATTGATTGTACCTGAAGTTGCATTATAACCTCCAGTTTGTAAGCATAGGTTACTTAATGAATCTACGCCTTGTGTTAGGTTTCCTGTTGAACCATCGCAGTACGTTACAGCTATAACAGCTCCAGCTGATGCTGTAAATGTATAATTTCTACACGCAGACAAAGGCGCAACAACACCACCTATTGTTATTGTTTCCGTAGCAGGTGTAGTTGAATATGTACCTGAAACGCTTGATGCTGGTGTGTATGTAGGTCCTGAAGTAAATTGGAAACCAGCTTTTGGTACAGCTGAAACATTCCAACCATAAGATGTGCCTACTTGACCTGTTGTAGTAAGACTTGATGGTGATGTGTTAATTATATAAGCAACACCTTCTGTACCTCCTGTTATATTGTTAGTTACAGTAAGAGTTGCAGTTCCAGTCTTTTTAATTAAAGTACCACTTATTGTGGTATTGATAGTTGTGTTTGCTGAAATAGTACCTGTGTTAGGTTGTGTTGGGCTAATACTAGCGCCACCACCTACAAACTCGTAATCATTATCTAGTATAGTTACACCAGTATTAAAGCTAAAGCTGTGAGGCGCTGGTCCTGTATCAACAGTACCGCTAGTGTCTCCTGTAATAGCATATGTAACACCTGCACCATTACCACCAACTATATTATCATGCACAACCAAAGTAGCTGTAACATCTGTAGGTATAGGTATAACTGTACCTGTTAGTGTTTGTGTTACTGTTGTGCCGCCATTTGGTATAGTACCTGATGGGTTTGTAGCTGCAAACGGTGATGAAAACTGATAACCTGGATTTAGACTAGCAGTTGTATTAAATGAGTACGCGGCGTTTTCAG